AGGACAAACAAGTTTATTTTCTTTGAGATAATTAAATATAATAGTATCCCACATACGAACTTGACCAAACACATCTTGATAGTTTACTTTACCTTCATAAGCCATGGTCAAATGCAAAGCAATTAACTGCATTTTATCCTCTAACTTATCAACTAATTCTACATCTTGAATATTATACTCTACAAATAATTGATAATCATTTTGATAAAATTCTTTGAAAGTGTCATAAGGATTTTCAGTTTTCTTTTCGCCTAATTCTACTTCACCAATATAATCTAATTTATAACTTTCTTGTCTAACAAATGTATGTTTACGATATAGGTCAAGATAATCTAAAACTGAAACACCTAAAATATCATAATAGTTTTGTTCTTTATTAAAACCTTTAGCAGTTATTCTTGCACTACTTTGACTAACAATACCCCAAGGACTAAACTGATTTAAAAATTCATCACCCATAAGATATTTAAAACGATTCATTAAATAAGGTATGTCAAAGAACTTAACATTCCAACCTGTTACGATATCTGGATTGTAAGCAGTCCAGAACTTTGTAAACTTAATTACTAAATCTCTTTCAGTAGAACATTTAAAATATTTTACATCATCACGATCATTAACAAAGTTGCCACAACCAAAAACAATAATACTTTTTCTTGCATGATCTTTTACTGTAATACAGATTAAAGGTTCTTCAGCCTTATCTACATCAGGAAAACCATTCTCACTTTCACACTCAATATCAATTGTAATTAATCTTATTTGTTTGATATCCCAATTAACTTTGCCTGGGAACTCGTCTGCAATATATGGATATTGAAATCTTGTATTACCAAAATATTCAAAATTAGTTACATCTTTGTATTCGTCAATCCACTTTCTTGCTTCATACATACTTTCATGTTGAATCTTTGCTACATTACGACCATCTAATGTTTTATATCCTGTTTCTTTTTGAACAGGAGTAAACAAAGATGGTTTGTAATTTACTTTAAACTTTTTGTGGCTGCCGTCATGGTTAATACCACGAACTAATAGTCTACCTTTATACGGCAGCACACTTGTATAAAATTTCACTATATTTGTGTATTGTTAAAATGTTTGTTTAATGTTTTTAGTTTATCTTCAGCAGCAGCCATTTTATCTACTAACTTATCCATTTCTTCTAGTTGTTGTGGGTGTTCACCGATACCAACAGAGTTGTCAAAATAAATTAATAGAGTAGCATATGAGGATGCTATTTCTGATTCGTATTGTTTAGTTAATGCTTTGAATAAAGCGTTTTCAGTTTGATGATTTTTTGCCATTTTTCACTCCTTGCATAATTATTATAACACATTACAATTAGTTTGTAAAGCACTTAGTCTAAACTATATTCTGTTGTAACGACATATTTTCTTGCTGGATTTACCATTACATTCATTTGTGTCATAATTCTTCTAGTCAATAAAACCTCTGTGCCCATGTCGGCTCTATCGTCAATACCAAAAGGTTCATCTTTATATAAACCTCCAGCAAAACCAACATCTAATCTTATAACTGGTCTTTCTTCGGTATAATCTCTAATTGATCCTATCTTAACTTTATAAGTTTTTTCTAATGGATAAGTATGCCTTTTACCTAATAATGTAAAAGAAACTTTGTCACCTTTAACTTTTATATCTTCTCCATGAATAACTGACAATACAGAATTACCTGTATCAAATTTTGCTACCATATCTCCCCAAGGTTTTATAGATACAATCTCTCTATGACCACATTCAGTTGGTACTTTAAATCTATTTTTTGAATCTTGAAAATGGTCTATAACTGCTTTTGCAATATTTAATCCTGTTGCTTCTTCAATACCCTCTGTGCCTGGCGATGAATTTACTTCTAACATAAATGGTGGTTCTTTTTCTCTATTCTTACTTGGTATAAAGTCAACAGCAGTCCATAATCCATTTACTGCTTTTGCAGCCTTTAAAGATTCTTCTATTTCTAATTCTGTTAGTTTAATTTTTTCTGGTTTAGAACCTTGTGATACATTACTTCTAAAATCACCTTCTATTACAGGTCGTTTCATAGCAGCTAAAACTTTACCACCTAATACTAATACTCTTACATCATAATCTGTTTTGATATATTCTTGCACTAGTAAATCAGCATCCTCATCTTGTTTGTTAATTAATTGTACAATAGAATCTAATCCTCTTTCACTATCAACAAACAATACACCAACACCTTTACTACCTCTTAATGTTTTCATAATTAAAGGAAACTTAATATCTGATTCTTTTATTTGATCTAGAATTGTATCAGGATTATTTACTAGTATAGATTTAGGTTGTGTTAAACCATAATCACCAAGTTTCAATGCTGATCTATATTTGTCAACACAGATACTAATACATTGTCTTGAATTTATTAAACAAACATTTGCCTTTTCAAGAATTGATATAAAGTCCATCCAACTGTCTTTTCTAGTAACACTACCACGAACTACAGCAATTGTATTATTATCAATTACAAATCCTTTGTCATCTTTCTTATTATGAAATGTACGAATGCCATCTTCAAACTGTGTATAACCACCAGATAAATGAAAAAGATATGATTCAATTTTTAGTTTATCTGCTTCTTCTTTTAATCTATCAGCAGTATGAAATTGTTTTGCTTGTTCTGGTTCATCTGTGATAATAAGCAATTTAAGGTTGCCATCAGTTTTAGCTTCTGTTATAAAATCTTTAAACTTCGGTGCTTTCATCTTCTGCTTTTTTACCTATGTTATATTTTGCTTGTAAGTCCCATTCATTCTTTTCTTTGAATGACAAAACTTTTATTTGTGAAAGAGGTGCTTTCTTTTCTGCAACATCTTTATTTAATATAGCAATCAAACCCCAATCTGCTAATAATTGAGCAATTGTATTTCTTCTTTCGGTATCATTATCAGAAAAGTTTGCTGACTTACCATCTAACGCAAATAGTTCCTTAAAATGTACTATGAAATATCTTCCTTGTTTGTGTAATATATGACAAGATTGAAATAACTTTTTATCTTTTCTTGACGCAACTCCAATTCTTGTTAGTGTTTCCCTGACTTTTAGAAAATCATCAGGTTCTTTTAACTGTACTTCTAACATCTTTTCTGGATGCCAACTATTATCTAACTCATTCATTTTTTCCCACCTTTAAATAATTTTTCTTTAATTAATTTCACTTCGTCTTTGGTGAGTATATCAAGAGCGTTCTTTGCCTTTTCATTATTATATCCATAATACTCTTTCACAACATCCAAATCGTTTAGTTTCTCTGCTCTTAAAAAAGGACTATACCTTTTCTTCGATCTAATACTATTTAGTAGAAACTGGAATTGCATATCGTTATCGAGGATGTAATTTCTATTCATTTCATTTGCCATCATTATGGTATCAGAAAAGAAAGATAGAACTTTGTTTATCATGAAAGCATTATACTTTTTCTTCCACATTGGATCATCAGAATCCATGAGGTTCTTTTTAGTATAGTTTATTGCTGGTAGATAATCTTTGAATAAATCATAACTCATTTGAATTTAACCTGAGACATGATTTCAGTTAAACAGGCAGTAAAATTAATTTCTTGATCTGCAACAAAGGCAGATTTGTATTGATAATCAGCAAGAATTAAAACTGCATGAGGTATAGTTTCTGGTTGTAAGTTATCATAAAGATTGTCGTATATTGATCTAAAGATTCTAACAGGATCATTATCTAGGTTTTGTGTAACCCACTTTCTTGTTTCTGTAAAATCTTTTTCTTTCAAAAGTTTCATCAATGATTTTAAATTTTCATTAGTGATATTTGTTAGAATGCCAGAGTCAATACTGCCACTTACAGAATATCTTTGTAACTCATTGATAACTTTTCTAAAATCAGGAAAGTGTTTCTTAACTAATTGTGCTAGAACTTTATCATTATAATCTACATTGTTTTCTTTGAGTATGCTAATTGTTCTCTCAAATAGTTTACTTGCTAGTTTAGGTTTATCTTTAGGACTTATCTTAAACTCAATGTTTGAAAATCTACTATGTAATGGTTCGATTATTCTATTCTTGAAATTACAAGTAAGAATAAATCTACAATTCTTATGAAACTCCTCAATGAAGCCTCTCAATGCAGGTTGTGTAGATTGTGGATTTAGATAATCTGCCTCATCAAGTATTACTACTTTTTTACCACCTGATAGTGATACAGTAGAAGCAAAGTTTTTAATCTTATCTCTTAACACATCAATGCCACCTTCTTCGGAACCATTGATCATAATCCAATCACAGTTTAGTTGATCACATAATGCTTTCGCAACTGTGGTCTTACCTATGCCTGGTGTGCCAGAAAATAATAGATTAGATAATTCGCCTTTGTCAATAAAGGACTTAAATAATGTTTTTAATGATTGTGGTAATATACAATCATCTATCGTCTTTGGTCGATATTCTTCGACCCATAAAAAATCTGTACTCATAATTCACCCTATTCATGTTATTCACAATTGATAATTAAACTTACTTGGAAATAGTAGAGTCTGGCTCTAATGCTATCCAATATTCAATAGGTAATTTTTTGTTTTTGAAATGAGATATAGATTTTGAAGATACTGAAACATCATAATCACCTGGTATCATTTTCATATTTTCTACTTTGAAATAGAAAGTATAATCTGCTGTTGCACCTTCGCCAACAACGATATCAAAGTTATTAGATGTATCATTCTTTTTATCACATACTTTTAATACTATATCACCACCTTTTTCACCTATCAAAGCAAGGTCAGGAGATTTTAAAATCGCTGCCATCTTTTTTAGTTGTTCAAGATTTGTTTCTGATAAACTAAAAGTAACTTCTGCTTCTGGCATATTTACTTCTTTAGTTGGTGCTACAATTACTGATGGATCAGAATAAAAGTATTTTACTTTTGACTTACTACCTTCAGGAGATATAGTCATATGTTTATCTTGCAAAGATAATTCAGGTTTATTCATACCTGATACTACAGCAAGAAATTCGTT